GAAGAAGAGCTAAAAGCTAGAGGCAATCGCAAAAAGAATGGTTTGTTTTCTAAAGTTATGGGCAAGTCTGCTGATGACTTTGATGAGTTCATTGCTTTGCAACAGATACAAGAGCAAAGAAAAGAACTTGAATCTATTTGCAGATTGTACGGCAAGCCCGGAACTTGGGATTCATTCTTGGCTTTTGAAGCTAAGATGCGCGTTCAACGAAAGAAAGAAGCTGAAGAAAGACAGAAGCAAATAGCAGCTACAATTAAATATATTACTTGGGGCATAACTGCCTTCTTGGCTATTGGTGGTATTGTTGCTTTGTATTTCTTCACTGAATTTTTGAAAGGGATCAGATGACTATAGCTATGGAAAAGATACTGGCGTGGAAGCTTATGCCTCGCCTTATGATGCTGGTTATGACCATTATGTATATTCGCGTCATAGAATGGTTTATGTCTTTGCCGCAGGATGTGGTAAGCACACAGGCTACAGCGCTTACAGCGACCGTTACAGGCGCTCTCACAGGTGCTTTCGCAGTATGGGTAGGGCATGAGAAATGATTGGTCAGATTATAGGTGCAGTTGGTGGGCTAGCCACCAGTTATTTAGACGGTAAGGCTGCTGTCCAGAAGGCTAATGCAGAGATCAAACTCAAGCAAGCTACTGGTGAAATGGACTGGGAGCAGTCAGCAATAGAAGCATCAAAGGATTCTTGGAAAGATGAGCTATGGACTATAGTTTTTGTAGCCATTCTTTGCATGAACTTTATTCCTTCTATGCAGGATGTAATGGCGGTTGGGTTTGCTAACTTAGAAACCACACCTCTCTGGGTGCAGTGGGGAATGTATGCTTCAATAGCTGCAAGCTTTGGAATCCGCACTATGAAAGGATTAAAGAAATGAGTTTTAAATTATCACAGCGCAGCCTTGATAGAATGCAGGGTGTAGATGAACGCATGGTTTCTGTGGTTAAGTTTGCAATTACTGCAACAAAGACAGACTTCGGAGTTATTCAAGGCTTGCGCACCTTGGAAATGCAGAAGGCATTAGTAGCCAAAGGCGCTAGTCAAACTATGAAGTCAAAGCATTTGGATGGATTGGCTGTTGATCTGATGGCTTACATTGAAGGCCGTGGTTCTTGGGAGCTTAATCTGTATGACGATTTGGCTGACGCTATGAAGGAAGGTGCTGAAGCTGCTGGGGTAAGTGTGCGCTGGGGAGCGGCTTGGCATATAGATGACATCCGTACATGGGATGGAACTATGGAAGAGGCTATGAATGCTTATGTTGATTTGCGTAGAAGTCAGGGCAGAAGGCCATTCATTGATGGCCCTCACTTTGAGTTAATGCTTTAAATGAGCAAACTTATCTGAGTGACGAGATAAAGTCTTTAAAGTTTTATCACGACTATATCCTAAGAAAGACATGCGTCTGCATATAGAGTCTTTGCTTTTGCCTTCTAAGGCTAGTCTGATTATTTCTTTTGTTTCTGGCCTACCGTCTCTGCCGCCCATGTTATAATCAACAGGTAAGTTTTGCTTTAAGAATCGGCTTTGCCCATCTCTTTCTCTAGCTCTTTTATTAACTTGCTTTGCGTCTTCAAGCATTGCGGCTAGTAGTTTCTCATTCATATGTGATAGCCTTCTTTTCTTAGTTTATTTACGAATTGATTTAGTTCAGAGCGTGCTGCCCATAGATCTTGTTTTACATTTGGGTGTGGATCAGTTCTGTTTTCCTCATCAATCAGTGTGTCAACTCTGCGCTTTAGAAAGTCTAACTCTACTTCATGTGCGCGGTGTATCTTCATTGCCTTCTCCCTTGCTCTACGACAGGCCAGAATATGTTGTTGCGATGAATGAAATTATTGAGGCCAGATAGTTTTACGTCAAGTATTTTTGCTGCTTGTGTTTGTGTGCAGCGAGATTGCGCCAATGCTTTTACTAGCTCTAGTCGCTCGCGTTTATGACGCGCTGTCATTTCTTCCCATGTTTCCATGCTGTTTCCTTTGGGTAAAAAAAAGCCCCACTTAAACAGTACGAAACCTAATTAAGCGGGGCAGTTGTGAGGAGGGCAGGACGTCCCTCTGGAGAACTAAGCCTAGCTTAGAACGGAATGCTATCTTCTGGCAAGGACGAAGATGCAGATTGTTGACCTTGTTGTTTGTCGCTTATCTGAAAAGACATATAAGGTTTACCATCTTTCATGCGTCTCCACCCAGCAATCCGCTTGTCTTCACCAACTGGGCCAGAGTAATCGGGTGCTGCATCATTGCCCTTCTTGTCATTGTCAAACATTACGGCCATCTTCTGATAGACCTCGACAATACCACGACCGTCTTTGGTCTGGTCTTTGACAAGAACTACTTTTGAATCCACGCCTTCTACGTTGACCTTACCTTGCAAGATCATTTGCTGCGTTGGGAATGGTGTAAAGGCTGCGCCTCTGTTTGTATCGTCATATTCTGCCATGCTTCTGGCTCCTGTGTTGCAATTGTTTTTCTAAGATTCTTAATTTTTTGCCTGCTTCATTAATTGATTTTAATTCTTCATTACTCCTTTCTTTGTTTGATTGCAGGCAATCAATGATGCAAGTAATTAAGGCTTGCACCTCTGGCAGCTTGAGCGTGATATTATTATTTTTACCAGCCACTGCTCTTGTTCCCACTGTCTTGATCGTACTTATTGCCATCCATCTTACCTAAGAAGATGTCAGCATCACAGCCAATATGCGACAGTGCTTTTGTTAGGCCATCAGTGATAGCCATCTTCGGTGCATCCTCAGCCATACGACCCTTAGCTGCATCAAAGAACTTACGGCACCCTGTGAAGGGGCCAAATGAATTTGCTGGCGATGTATGCCAAACAGTAACATGCGCTAGTACAGCGCTGTCTCCGTTGCTTACAGGCACAATCTCTGTTGTGTTGTGCCAACCCCAGCCCTCACCGACTGATCCAAACTGTTCAGTCATCTTCTTGACTTGGTATTGTGGATCAATGGCGGTGAATGATCGGCTGCCGAAGCTGACCTTCTTCAGATATTTGGGGTCTGAAGAGGCCAGCTTGTCCCAGATGTCGAGGTTATTAGTCATTGTTGGTTCTCCTTGTTATGCGGAGTGATCCCCGCTTGTCTCGTTTGATTGTAAGGTGGTCGCAGTAAACTTCCCGCTCGTTACTACCGACCATGTTCTTGAGATCTTTCTTTGCGTTCTCGAACACGCGGTTGTGTTCGTATCCGTTGATGTAGGTAACTGCTGCGTCGATGAACTGGTTGTCTGTGCTGGCGTCTCGCTTGACCATGTTGTCCACCTCAATCTTGTCAATGGAGATGTCTGGCGTTTGAACACCAATCGGTTCTTCGTCGCGTACAACGTAACCCCAGAAGTCTGACACCACCGCCCACATAGAATTGAAATAGCGTAGGTCGAACGAGACATGCGCTGACTCCCATTTACTGTTGCCAAAAATTACTGAGAAATAAGCACCGTCTGCTTTGGCAAGATAACAGTACAGTTGTATTTGTGGCATGTAGTATTCAATGACATCATCCATAGATTTGTATGGATTGGTGTGCTTGGCCTCGACTATGAAGCTTCCCCACTTAGCATCAATTGTACCTTTAGCTGGTACAATGCCAATCTCTTGTTTATATTCATGCTGCTGATTAGACAGAACACAATCATGCTCATGCTCAAACCATTCAAGATTGAAGTCTTCAGTCCAGCTGCCGAGTTGTACTGCAATATTGCGAAACAAATCCTCTGGCTCTACGCGACCAGTTTTGATTTGCCATAGCTCAAGCCAGTCACCATTCATAATTTTTACGCAGTCGCTGCCGCCTATAAAACCTTTACGCTCCATGACGTAACCTTGCATTAACACCTAGATTATAAATTAGCTCATCTTTAAGTGAGCTTACCATTTCATAGCTTAGCTCTATGCTTTTAGCTTTGATTATATCATCTAGTCGAGACAATACATAATACATACAGATGCGATCATCCATATCAGTTCTCCTTATTATTATATAGGTTAGACTACTGCACACTTGCAGCTTACTCAAGATATTTTTTGAGGTCAGCTTCAGTAATGTCAGTGAGTTCAAGCAGTTTTTTTCGTTGCTCGCCTTTGAAGTATGGCTCACCAACAGGCTCACCGTTCTTGATACGCTTGGCTATAATTTCATACTCATCTAGTACATAAGAATACTTCTTGTATTCTTTGGCATAATGCGGTGAACTTGTGGCTTTGTTAATGTGTGCATCCCACACACTACTAGCTACTGCATTGCCTAATGATTTAGGTTTCTTCATCATCATTGTCCTTTGGCATTAGTTTAAATTCATATAGACCGTTACCTTGATAGCGACGTTCTACAATTCTGTTGCCAAATTTTTCTTTTCGTAGATTTCTTATCTGCGCAGATACACTTGGTTCTGGAAAATTAAGATCATCTGAAATTTGTTTTACAGATAGCCAATCATTATTCTCCATGTACATTCTTACTTGATGTATCTGCAGCGTTAGTCTTGGTTTATCTCGACTAGAAACATAATCGTCTCCATCAAATTCAGCTGTTATTTCTTTCTGCATTTGCGTTCTCCATAAGTTTAAGGAATTGATCACCGCTCATGATGACCAGAGTTTGCGGACTTCCTGTCCGTCTTTTATAGAAAGCAATGTCTCGCCTATCTAATACTGTGAATGGGCTAGGAAAATTGGACTTATCCCTATACTTTACTTCTCCCACCAATTCTTGTCCGAAGAGTTCAAGCTTGATGTCGCCGCTATACTCTCCTCCCAAGCTGCCTGAGAGGGGTTGCCTTTTCGCTTTGATCTTCGCTTTCGTAAGCCAGTCGACGAACCACTTCTCGTGGTAAGTTCCTTTGTTCTTGTTACGGTTTGCCATTTGTCCTCCTCATAGCAATGAAGGCAGACATACCAATGCTTCTCGTAAGTAGCTGCGCCATTGTTTTTAAGTATTGCAACGAACCAAGTGGTAGTAGTTTGACACGCAATGCAATCAATCGCGCTGCCTTTT